GCATACACAGAGCTAAACAACATGGAAGGAGAAGTAGCATGAATAGTACAGTAGACGATAAAATAAACCCATACGAAGATGTAACCACAGAAGAGTTACACGCTCGTATAACTGAGCTTAGTGATGAGCTTAGAGGTTTGAGAGTAGAACTTAAACATCGCCAGACTTCTTTAGCTAGAGAGGCATGGGAAAACCTACAAGAGGCACAAGCCAATTACAGAAATGTAACTGGTGGTAGCACTGTATCTAGAATATACAGTATACCTCGTAGCCCTTTCGGTTTAATTAATGGTCGCTTTTGATTATAGAATAGCGCATGGCTTTAGATCTGGATTGGAGGAAAGGGTAGCTGAACAACTAGCATTCTTAGATATAATAGATTGCTACGAGATAAAGAAGATACCCTTCCTTCAGCCAGAGAAGAAGAGAAACTATACGCCTGACTTCTGGTTGCCTAATGATATAGTAGTAGAGACTAAAGGTTTGTTTACTGTACAGGACAGGCAGAAGCACATATGGATTAAGGAACAGTACCCTAAGTTAGATTTAAGATTTGTGTTTTCCAACTCTAGAAATAAATTAAGGAAAGGTAGTAAGACCACGTATGCAGATTGGTGTAATAAATATGGATTTAAATTTGCTGACCAAAGTATCCCTGAAGAGTGGATATTAGAAAAGAAAAAAGGAGTAAATAATAATGCCAAAGGATTACATAAAACTAAACGAAGACGAGATGTGCATACTAATAAAAATAAGAAGTGAAGACTCAAGTGATGGTACTGTAGAGTTTGATTTGTATCCACTAGTACATAAAGATAGAGGTATACTAACTAAAGATGGACATGATACTCTAACTGATATATTAAAGGCTATGTGTGCAGTGGCAACACTACCACCAGAAGACTTAGATATGTTACTTGAAAGATACTATGATAACTTTGAAGACATGGAAAGAAAGCGTAAAGAGGAATGGCTAGAGAAATATAAAGATGAAGTGGTTGTTCCTTTTCCCTCTGTAACTAAACACTAAAGGAGAGTAATTAATGAAGGTAATAGAAGACATGGTTAATAGCCCACCGCACTACAATCAGAATGGCATAGAGTGTATTGATGCTATTGAGTCTGCTACAGGTCATAACTTTAAATACTATCTACAAGGAAATATAATGAAATACTTGTGGAGATTTGACTACAAAGGTAAGCCTGTAGAGGATTTAAGAAAGGCTAGGTGGTACTTAGATGCCCTGATAAAGGACGTAGAATCTGAGGAATTAGAAACAGATGTCGCGCAGAGTATTAACTATGTCAAGTAGTAGATGCACATTTAAGTTATCTATAACAGTAGACGATGATAGTTTTCCTGTACCTACTGATGGTAATATAACCCAAGAACTACAAGAGATACTAAATGATTTACTATATGATGTAGATGGTTTAGAAAGTTTTAACATAACACAATTAAATGGCAGAAGGAGGTAGCGTACAGTGTCATCATTTAAATCTAACACCAATCCCCAGTTTAGAAATAAGTTCTCAGAAGATATATTTAAATACAAGTATGCCCATGAAGGTTGTGATACTTGGTCACAGTTAGCAGACACACTTGTTAAAGATGTGTGTGGGTCATTGCGTCCAGAGGAAGAGAACCTGATGGATGTAGAGGAACAGCAAGAACTGATTAAATACATAGCAGACTTCAAGTTTGTACCCGGAGGTAGGTATTTATATTATGCAGGTAGGAAGAAGAGGTTTTATAACAACTGTTTTCTATTAGGTGCAGAAGAGGATACACGACAGGACTGGGCTAACCTATCTTGGAAAGCTGAGTCATGCCTTATGACAGGCGGTGGTATAGGCGTTGACTACAGTATATATAGGGCATCAGGTAGAGTACTTGGTGGCTCTGGAGGTGAGGCATCTGGCCCCGTACCAAAGATGCAAATGATTAATTCTATTGGGGCAAACGTAATGCAAGGGGGGTCACGTAGATCTGCCATCTACGCATCGTTGAATTGGAAACACAATGACATACCTAGCTTTTTGGTAGCAAAGAACTGGGGGGATATGCCAGTAGGTACAACTGGATTTACCTTTAAAGATATAAAGGAGCAGGACTTCAACTTCCGCGCACCTTTAGACATGACTAACATCAGCGTCAATTATGATACTGAGTGGCTTATGAACTATTGGAAGACAGGTGACGTTGGAGAAGTGTTTGTAAACAATGTCAAACAGGCACTGTTCTCTGGCGAACCCGGCTTCTCTTTTAACTTTATGGAGAACGAGAATGACACATTACGTAACGCCTGTACTGAAGTTACTTCTGCTGATGACAGTGATGTATGCAATCTGGGGAGTGTCAACTTTGGAAATATTGACTCGATAGAGGAGTTGTCTAGGGTAGTAGAGTTAGGTACTAAGTTTTTAATATGTGGTACTCTTAGGGCTGAGTTACCTTACCAGAAAGTCTACGATGTAAGAGAGAAAAACAGACGGTTAGGACTTGGACTAATGGGTATGCACGAATGGTTAATTAAGAGAGGAGAAAAATATGAAGTTACTGATACCCTTCATCAATGGCTTTCTGTATATAAAGGAGTTAGTGATAGATTTTCTAGACGATTTGCGGATGAACTATCCATATCTAGGCCAGTGGCGAACCGTGCTATTGCTCCTACTGGTTCTATTAGTATACTCGCTGGTAGCTCCAGCGGGATAGAACCTATCTTTGCTGTTGCATATAAACGTAGATACCTTACGGGTGGTACTAAGTGGAAATATCAATACGTAGTAGACTCTTCAGCACAAGAGTTAATCGATATGTATGGAGTAGATCCTGATAGCATAGAGTCGGCACTAGACTTAGCTGAAGACTATGAGAGAAGGATTAAGTTTCAAGCAGACGTACAGGACTATGTAGATATGTCTATCAGTTCTACAATTAACTTACCTTCTTGGGGTTCTAAGCTAAACAACGAGGATACAGTAGATGACTTTGCTAAGACACTAGCATCCTATGCACATAGGCTTAGAGGATTTACTGTGTACCCAGATGGAAGTAGAGGTGGACAACCTTTGTCTGTTGTGCCATACTCTGAGGCAGTAGACAAGTTAGGCACAGAGTTTGATGAACACGTAGAGACACATGATATTTGTGAGATAAGTGGAACAGGAGGTGTATGTAGTGTTTAATAGAAAGACTTTTACTAAACGAAGAAAGGGTGCTGTACGTAAGCATCTTAATGAAAAGGCGTTCTTCTCTGGTAGAGAAGGGTTTAAGGTTAATAGCCATAACCCTAATCGAAGAAACACTCTAGAGTATAAGGAGTGGGAGAGGGGCTACAACCGTGAGTACTTTATTAATTTAAATAGGGTTCTAAAAATAGAACAGAAAGGAGTAGTGTAATGTGGCTTTGTCATAATAAGGGTTTGTTTTCTATAGTAGATTATATAGATCCTAAAAACCCAAGTAAAAAATCAGGAGAGGTATTAGTTAGGTCTAGACACAAAGACCATATACCTGACGTATTCCCTGAGTATGCAGATGATATGGTTTATACACCTAACAATGACTATGCGTATAGAATACGTGTTAAGAAGGAAGAGGTAGCTAAGAAAGCCCATAGCATGATTATGGATATAGATTACTCTAACTTTAAAAACTCAGTAGGTAGTAATGCGCTACGTAAAACGTATGGAAACTTTTGGCAAGATGCAGTTAGAACTTTTCATAGAGCATGATGATCTAGGTGCAGGAGAGGGTAAGGTATGTAGCAAGTGTAATACATATCTCCCTCTCAGTGCATTCTCGCCTCATTCGGGTGCTAGTTTTTTAAGACCTGAGTGTAGATCCTGTAATAACGAGTTAACTAAAGTGAGGAAGAGACTGAGAGAAGAACACGGTATGCCCTCTGAAGGATACATATGTCCTATCTGTAACTGTAATGAGGAGCAGGTAAAGGGTAAAGGTAATACAAGGAATGGCTCATGGGTACTAGACCATTGCCACGACACCGAAACCTTTAGAGGGTGGCTATGTCATAAATGTAATAGGGCATTGGGTGGCTTCAACGATGACCTAGAGACACTAGATAGAGCCAAAGAATATATTACAAACCATTTAAAAAGGATATTATTAGTATGATATTGAGAGCATCTATTATGTTATGCATCCTAGCTTTGTGTTATGGGTGTACCAGCAACCAAGGCTATCACACTAGTTTTATATTTATATAACACAAAGGAGATTACCAATGACTAGAAAAATTATAGGAGGTTTAATTGCTTTATGTATTATTGCATTCAATGCGTCAGCATCGTATAGTCAAGTACCACTACGAACAGGGTGTCACAATCTGGCAGAAGCTAAAAAAATTATTAAAGATAAACACGGAGAGAACATAATCTTTCGGGGTATTTCTGCTAGAGGACACGTAACTTTTATATTTCATAATGCAGATACTGCAACGTGGACTGCTGCTATTGTAAAACCAGAAGCATCACAACAGCTATGCTGGGTAGACTCAGGGTTTACGGGAGAAAGTGTATCTAATAATAATCCTGTAAGGTGGTGATTATGGGAGAGGACGATCACAGTGGAACTAGTATTACTACTAAGACCCCATTGTATACATTCGATTGGTATATCAAATGGGTTTCAAGTATAATATTAATGGTGTCTACTATTCTTACTGCTAATAACATCTATCCTATTAACTTATACTTTCATGCAGTAGGTATTGGGGGTTGGTTAATGGTAGGTATGTTATGGAATGACAGGGCATTGATGGTAGTAAACGCTTTTGCCCTAGCAACTTTACTTATGGGCTTATTTAAAGTACACTATGTCATGTGACAGAAAGGATAATGCTATGCTTGATCCTAACAAACCTACATTTAAATTAATAATTGGACTAGGTATGACAGTGTTAATGCTATTGTCAGCATTTGTAGTGGAAATATTACTGTAAAAATAGGCAAATCAAACGTGAGGCATTTTAAGGGGGGCTACAAAAGAAGTGGCTATAATCTGGACACTACCTACCAGAGGGTATCTTAGCACCCCCTTGTGCCTCATCCTACGAGTCCGTTTTCTCTGACTCCTTAACTAATTTCTCTAATTTGTAGAATTTTATGCGATCATTAGGTAAGTATCGCCACACTGTACCTCTGCCATTATCAATCTGTATTATAGTTTCATAGAAACCTATTTTAACTATGATAGCTTTCTCTCCATCTAGTACACAGGTATCACCCTCGTTAAAACTAGAGTGCATTCT